CGGTCATTAACCGACAGCACTGCCTCCCCGGTTTAAATAACTAATGAGGTAGAGCACGCCAATAACTCCCTAGACAGACCTCGCTTGATTGCTTGCATTCTTGCGTCCAGTAAACGTAGTAATACGTGTCATTGGCTAAGCATGTGAGAAGACATGCCATCACTTTAATCGGTGATGATTTCTTTTAATGTAATGACAAAGAACTTTATAAATTCAGTATCCTTATCATTCATTAGTCCGAAATCAAGGTTAAATCGTAAGAGCTGGATTTCCGCAAGGGAATTCAAACCCTTTTACGATTTAATCAGTTGGGCTTTTGCTATTGACAAAGAGATGCAGGTACCTTTAAAGTTACTATCAAAGAGAATCCTAACTCTATTTAAAAAGAGTGGACCTAACTTTGCTTTCCTGTATATGAAGGAAGTGTCAAGGTTAGTGATTCGATTTGTTAGTGGTCACCCTGAACTAAAGAGCCGAAAGGTTCTGGTTTCGGTTGATCCCATGGGCCTTCCGAATATAATTCCTGTTGCGTTCAGAACACTGATTCGTAATGGGGATTATCAGATGTTAAGAGTAATCTTAACGTCGATTTCAATATACAGAGTTTTCCCTACGAAGCCTCGTGTTGACCTTGGTACTATCACTGATAGTTTTACGGGCGTGACGAAAGTCTTAGATCCGACATTGTTGGCGCGGGCGGTTAAGGAACTCTTATCTACTCGTCCGAGAAAGGCAGACCTGAAATTTATAATTCTGGAATCCGCTTCTCCACTGGCTAGTAAGTCCACTATATCTTCTATATTAGATGTAATGGCTTTCTGGGACAGACCAAAGTCAGCGCTATATATGCTGGCTATGGTTCCTTTTACTATTAAAGGAGTCCTGTTCACCGTGTGGTTTCTCACTGTGGCTGTATTTTTACTTCCGGCTTTCATTTTGATTAAAATGATCAAGGGGTGGTCGACTAGACTGCCCCTTGGTAAGCTTTCCGTTGTATACGACCAAGCAGGTAAGGCTCGAATTGTAGCTATGACTAACTACTTTATTCAAGTTGTTCTTAGACCGGTTCATGTCTTATTATTTGATCTATTATCTCGCATACCCCAGGATGGTACGTTTGATCAGCACGAGCCTCTTAGAAATTTAGTGAAAACTGAATCTTCTGAGTGGTTCTACTGTTACGACTTATCAGCCGCAACCGATAGATTACCCATAAACGTTCAGGCCCAGGTTCTCAATATAATTGAACCTGGACTTGGATCTAAGTGGTCTAACCTACTGGATATAGAGTGGTTATGGAAACGTAACTATTATCGATATTCGGTAGGGCAGCCAATGGGTGCTTTAAGTTCTTGGGCGTCTCTCGCTTTCACACACCACTGTATAGTCCGATATGCAGCAATCCAAGAAGGTATATATTACTTCAAAGATTACTGTGTATTAGGTGATGACATTGTGATTCGTCACAAGATAGTCGCCGAACGTTACTTACGTCTAATGGATTCGCTCGGTGTCTCCATAAATTTAAACAAATCTGTGATTTCGAAAGATTTCGCAGAATTTGCAAAAGTTTATGAGGGACCCGGGATCAGCTTCACTCCTCTCGGAGCTGGTCTAATCCTGCAAACGGTTCGTAGCAAGGCCTACATAGGGGCGTTCCTGAGCGGGCTCTACGCCATAAGACATTTAAACACTTTAGGCAGCGTAGTCCACCTAGTAAGAAATATGCCAAAGAATATGAATGGCGCATTTCTCGGTTTATGGTACTGTATCGGACTCAAGGGTGCGATATACCGCTCGAATAAGACTGATGTGACCAAATTAAGGTCAGCAATAGCCTATCTGTTTTCGAGTGCACAACGTGAGTCTATTATGACTAGATTCGCCCTCTTCAATGCCCTAAAGCATCTAGAGGAAGAATTTTATCGTGATACATTTTATCAACTCGTATGTGAAGTCCGTAAGTTAAAATTACTACTTACAGTGAACTTCGCACGTGAGCTACCATTTGGGCTGGTGGAATCCCTTTATAAATTGATGAGTTTGGGCCCTTATCTCTATCTCCTATCTTACTTCCGGTCACTGGTAACAGTGTCCGTGGAGTATTACAAGTTCAAGACCAGAGTCTGGAAATGTACTTGGGAAGAGATTGAGGAATTGGTCTCTCGCCCAGAGTACGATATAAGTTCCATTGACTGGTTCGCGAAACGTAAACTTCAGCAATCTGCAAAGGTTGCTAAACGCTTGCGTTTCTTGACGCTTACTATTGTAAAACTCTCGCAGGAGGGAGTGATCCCTCCTATGGACACGTTGGTCATCGATGACCTCGGTAGTATATTGGAGTTAGGTAAGGTCCGTGAACCGGCTAGTATTGCAAATCCTAAATCGTGGCATGTCCCTCCACGATTGTCAGAGCAAAAGTCTAACAAGTTCCTCCTTCACTCAAAAGGAGCCACTAGCAAAAAGGCAAAATCGCCGGGGGT